GAAACTCACCTGGCTTTGGTCTAGACATTGGGCCTGGGCTACCGCCTTCTTTCATTTTTTTAACCATCAATAATACTCCTTTTTGCGCCTGTAACTACTAAATTCATCATCCTCATAATCTGAACGAGTGCGTATAAATCCACCTTGTCTAAAACGTAGTATAGCCTGAGTCATGCTATCCGCCAAGTCATCATGCTCTCCATTAGGAAAACTAGCACATTCTTCTACCACTTCCTCCGCCCACCTAGTATCTGGTGTCCATACCATACCGCTTTCAAATACAGGCGCACACGCATTCATACGAGAAAACTTATCAGAACCACGACCAGGTGTAAATGTACTCACAGGTATGCCCATCTGACGTAACTCATGTGTTAATGGCGTACCACTCGACTTCTGCTCTATTAATACCATGTCAGGATCAAAATCATTGTATAATCGCAACGCATTATCCTTTAACTCTGGAAACTCCCAACGACCCTTCTCAGCATCCAATAATATAATCGCTGGCTCATCCCCCTCATCTGGATAAAATATACCCCATGTGGTTATCGCACTATAGTCAGCACGGTCTGATTTTGTAAAAGCAGTGTCATAACTTTGTATTATATAATCACATGGAGGTGGAGCGTCCTTCTCCCAGATGTTCCACCACTCTCTCTTGACTATCGCACCCTCTTCGGCTGTCGGGTTCTGTAAATACTGTGCGTTCCATTTCGACACAGGTATCGAAGCCTTCACACCTTCTAACTCTTCCCTGCTCCAAAATTCGGGCCACAACACGTTGTCTGTGTCTGGAAATATGGCTGGAAACTCTACTACTTCCCATTGATCAGCACCCCCCTCTGCCTGTTTGTTCAATACCTTCGCTGTTAAATCACGAATACTCCATCTCGTCATAACAATAATAATCGAACCCCCAGGCTGTAATCTCTGCCTAGGTCCAGATGTATACCACTCATAAATGTTGTCTAATGCACTCGGACTTAAAGCGTCTTGTTCGGAAACAGGATCATCAATGATGCAAAGGTCAGCACCACGACCAGCCAAAGCACCACCGACACCAACAGCGTAATACTCACCACCCTTATTGGTTGACCACCTACCAGACGCTTTCGCATCCTTCGCCAACTCCATATCTGGGAAAATATCCCTGTATATCTCACTATCAAGTAAATTCTTAACCTTTCGACCAAATCCTACAGCCAATTCAGCAGTGTGCGTTGCCTGTATAATCTTACGATTAGGTTCCTTGCCCATAATCCAAGCAGGAAATAAATAACTCGCAAATTCGGATTTTGTGTGTCTCGGTGGCATATTAACGATTAATCGCTTTAACTCGCCACTCGCTACCTTCTCTAGCTTGTTAGCAAAAATGTGATGATGCTCCCCAGCAATAAAACTAGGCCAAACATATCTCACAAAATCTAAGAAACTTTTCTGTAACGTATCTCTTTGTTCTAACTCCTGATATCGTTTTAAAGTAGCCCCTAATTTTTCTAACTCTTCCTGAGTTAAAAAATCTACATCTATGTCAGGTATGGCAAAGTTATTCATCTCATGAAGCGGCTCTCATAGACTCCAAAAATCTATCTGTAGCAGCCGTTAAAGTATCAGATACAGCACCGCCCTCTTGCATACCAAAAGGCTTCGTTAAATTGGAGATCATATCAACTGGAAATGCAACTGGCGCAACTTGCTCTATAGGAGCAGATTGCCTAGTGCTAGGAACAATAACCTGTGTTGTGGGTGTCGTAGCTGTCGGTGCAGCCGTAATCATGGGTGTCTGCGTGGCAGTATCTGAAGCAATCGGCTGACATACCCCATTTACTAACTGAAAACCATCAGGACATGGATCAGTCACAGCTTTGGGAGCCTGAAAAACATCCCTCTCTGGTCTTTCGGGTGGAGCAAAAGGATTAAAACCAGGTCTTCCTGTATAAACTTTACCACCTAGTAAACCATCATGAATAACACCAACAATCATACCAGAGTCATCTCTTACAGCTTCACCGCCCTCATTTATCTTACTTAGAATGTTGCCTGCCATTCTAGTTCCTAACTGAGCAAACGGATTAAAAGCATTTAAACCTGTAGGTGGTATTGATCTGCTAATTAAATTACCTATCCCTTGCATCTGATCTTGTTGTTCTTGATTACCAAACTCTAAACCAAAGTTTCCTACTACATTTCTCTGATTTAATAAATCATCTGTACCAAACTCTCCGCCAAAATCCTCTGGGCCTCGTAAAGCAGCTATTTGCTGACTTAATGTGTTGCCTAAACCTGATTGATTTCTAGGATCAACTAAAAGAGAAGCAAAATTACGTTGCCTAATTTGATCTAACTCATCTCTTTCAGATTGATTTAATGATGACCTAAAATTTTTTGATCTTAGATCCATATTATCTAATATAGCATCTTCAGGATCTAACTTTCCTGTTGCAATAGCAAGATTTTGTTGAATGTTTCTATTTGCTACTGCTTGTCTTTCTTTTTTTGCTTCTCTTCTTTCATCATCCCTACGTTTTTTTTCCTGCCTTCTTCTTAAAGATTCCTGTTTAATAATTTCTTTAACTTGAGGTGTTTTTTCTATTTTAGGAAACGATCTTGATTGATTATCATCATCCATAGGACGATTTGTAATCCCACCTCTCTGCATCATCTGCACAGGTTGGTCAAAAATGTCTATCATGTCCATTGGGGATATGTTTACAGGTATCTGAGGGGGGCTAATGGGAGGATTCATAGCTGGTTTCGCCCTCATGCCTTGCATAAAGCTCTTAAATTGCGCTCTTTGTCCTGGAACTGTACGAAACTCCACACTTTGGCTCTGTGGAGGTGCAGCTTGCGGAGGCATCATACCCGTAAACATATCTTTTTACCTCAAAAATGCTCGTATTGAGGTCATGATAAGAGATTATTCTACTTTTGACAACAGATACTCTAACTCTCTGGCTGATTGTGCCATCATTTTAGGTATTTTCTCGTTCTGAAAGTCCAAAAACTCAGCATCTTCCTTCAAATTACTAATTAAAGTGCTAATCCTACGCTTGTCAAAGTCAGATATGAGAAAAGTTTTTCTTTTTTGTAAAAGAAACTCACCCTCAACCGCTAATTGTACCTTTAAAGGTATTTCTTTTTCCCCCTTCTCGTAATAACAATACATTCTTTTGCTTAATCCAAGCCTGAATGCCATGTCATCTTGAGTAAGTTTGTTATCCTTCCTAACTTTAACTAGAAATTCTCTGTAATCTTCTTGTGCAGAATACAAATTGTTCATGACGCAACCCTCAGTATGCCAGACCTAAACAAATCTTCGACTAAAGCAGCTTTTGTGTGAAACCTTATGTTGTTTCCTGTCCAATTGGACGCTGCAACTGCTAAATTTCTAGGGTTATCTTCTGGCGTAGGGCCAGATGACCAGCTTTGTGCTGCCCAAGCCTCTACAACGTGTTCTGGAGTGTCAGATTCAAACTCTAAGTCACTCCCCATATTTAGTATAAATTTTGTCATTTGATTACCTTATGTTGTTAATACTGATTTCTATGTAGCAATTGTTGCACCATAAGTCAATAACCAAGCACATTGTTTTTGGGAAACTTGGTGCAAATGTATGTCCGATACAAAAACAAAAAATGGGGGGGAACATATCCCCCCCATTGCCCGATCTGATTTTTGCTTTTTGTGATAGGGTACCTAGGCATTAATTGCCTAGGTTTATTCTTCTTTGGTGGAAGTACTCAAAGCATTCATCTGACATTGATCCCCATATTGAATCGGTTCCAATGTGATTCAGATTATGTAATGACAAGCTACCAATCAATTCTAATGATCTTAAAACTTCATACCCGTTTTGATCATACCGTCCACTAGATGATCCATAACGATGTCCATTTGTTTGTTGATCATGCTGTACAATTAAACGATGATCAATATTTGGATTATTTCGCATTTCTGAAAATCTAGCTCTGATCGTTGGTGCGTCCCATCCTGTGCTATTCATTAAGCTTTGTGTACTAGCTCCACCCTCAACCCTTGCAAGTGAATATAGAGTGTGAATCCTTGATCCATATCTATACAAAGTAGATGGACTAGTTAAATTAGTATTATTGGCAGAGTCATAATTGATTCTAGTCTTATCAGAATGTTGAAATAGATTATCTATAAATTCGCAATATCTCCAAAGCTTTTCAGTATTAAGAGTCGCCTGTGGTTGTCTGAACTCTATTCTTCCCTCATCATATTTATCAAAATTAACATAGTGAAATTTACCACCCACAAGGTTATTACATTCTCTGACATTAGACTCCATAAACAAATTATAATGCCTTGCATTGATTGCAATATGATCAATGTTTTTAACATATCTATGATCCCATCGTGATCTAGGTAAGAATGCGTTTATCTGATCTTTGTGCGTTGCATATCGTGTAGCAACGTCTTTTGCTAATAATAAAGGCATTTCATTTTCATTATTAAAAGTGTCAACTACGCTATTGTTGCCAATTCTTAGCATATCGGTTGCATGGTTTTTTGAGGCTTGCCAATGTTGATCGGGAGTCGCATTAACAATAGATTTTAAACCTACGTTAATATGTCCTCCATTGTCTACACCACCCACTTTAAAACGATTATCTGTTAACCATGTAAACAGATCGGATATATCAGATCTTGCTTGTGTTGAATGATAGTTAAAAGGAGGGATGATTAATTCTGTTTTTACATTGTATTCGTCTTTTGCATTAACCCATGTAAAACCATCATTATGAAGATCTCTGTGAACATCACGGAAAGATCTATGATGATAAGGCGAATCGGAATGCGTTGAAATTTCTTGTTCAGTACCCATCACTAGAAATCCATTTCCATTTAAATAAGTCATTGTTTTTACTCCATTTTTTTAGTTGTTGAAAGTGCCAAAAAATAAGTTAGCACTCTTTGATTCTAGCAAATTGTGGCAACCATTGCAAATTATTTAAGGAATTGATCGGGTTTTAAAAAATGACGAAGGAAGAAAGAAGGAGCTAAGATACGCTGAACTTCAATTGGAACGGCTGCCGAGAAGCCCGATCCCGATCCCCGATCAACATATTGTATGCTGCGCCTGGCGACCCAGGCGTTACCCGATCAATTGTTCGGGTTTTTTTCACCCAGGTTACTGGAGACAAAAAAAATGGGCGGTATTTCTACCGCCCATCTTACGAGGTATTCCTATTCACCGAAGAAAAACATTTGAGCAAACTCTAGAACTGTTTCGGGATCTTGTCCTGTGGTGCGAGTCCAAGGTGTCCCCCAATCTTGACCCTCTAGCGTTGCAGTTGATGGCTCTTTGTGTTGGTCTAGCTTTCCTGTGATTCTCACCGCAGGACCACCCCAACCCAAAAGGATCTCAAACTCTTCAGCCACCATCTCGTCTTGTAGTGTGTGCCAACCTGAACGCACTTGAATGCTCAATGGCATTTCATGGCAACGCTCTCTAATTTTTTCTGCCAAAGCATCTTTGTTTAGGTGGTTAGCTTTTGCTAAAATCCTCATCAAGCGGTCAATCTCAAGGAATGTTGACTCGCCTATGTTCTCAATTTTTTTAATATCATTCATAATTTTTACCTCGTTTCTTTTGTTGATACCTTTATAGTATAGCAACTATTGCAACATAATACAAGACTTTTTTTTATTTTTTTGTATTTTTTTTACGGAGGCACGGGAGGCTGCTGCTGTGCCTGGCTTAAAATTGATCGTGTTTTAGCCAGGAGCTGCGGCCCGTCCTATACCCGATCAATTGATCTGGTTTTAAGTCCCAGGTCCTGGGAAAGAAATTGATCGGGTTTTACCCGTAAAAAAAGAGGGGATACCCCCTCTTTCTTTAAATTACCGAAGCTAACGGCATAGATATGCCTCACTGTTTGTTATCCATATATGTGGTTTGTCGTCATCATCTTTCCATATAGCAAACTCTAAAGTTACACCCGAATATTTTCTCTTGACTAATTTTTCGTGTGGTACTTCGTTAACAAACTTTTTAATTAACTTTTCTCCTAGACAATCTTCGCCTGATACAAAATCTTTAGTCATTACCTGACTCATACTCTTCCTCCATTTCTTCTTTTGAAATTTCTCTTATAATATCAAGTACCTCCTTTTCATTCTTACAATCGTAAGAATCAAAATAATCACCATTATTATCAAAGGCGCATACATTCCACAAACCAGAGTCTTCATAGTTTTGAGTCACTTCAATTTTAAAGTTGTTAGTCCAAAGACGATCTATGTCGAAGCCTAAATTGTCATCATTGGGATCACGAATATTCTTAGTCTGATATATCCTATTCATTGTTTTATACCTCTCATATTGTTGATACACATATATAATAGCAACTATTGCAATAATAGTCAACAACTTTTTTACTTTTTTTTAAGACGCTGCTGTGACGCTGCTGGTAGCACTGCTGTAGTCTACGCCTGGCTGCAGCTGATCAATTGATCGGGTTTACCCAAGCAGCGAGTTGCTGGATAAAAAAAAGCAGGGTATTAACCCTGCTCCAGAAAAAGTTTTGCGTTGTGTGGATTAACTTTCATCCGTTCCCTAACCAAATCCAACGTGATGAGTTTTAAATTAGCCATGTAACATATCACATTGATTGTTCTCTCATCCCCTCTGTAGCTAATCCATTTATTAATATATTCTGGCTTTAGTAAAAGATTTAATGAGCTGATAGTCTCTTTCTTCATTTTATACTCCTATTGTTGATACCTTTATATAATAGCAACAGTTGCAATAACAGTCAAGAACTTTTTTTTATTTTTTTGAAGATTATTTGGCAGCATAACTTCCCTGATGTACAGAACTTCCTGGCTGCAAAAACAAGATCAATTGATCGTGTTCCGAAGTCCCAGGCAGCAAAGTGGGACCGGCTGTTAAAAACTGCTGCCTGGTAAAAACTTATACGCAGCCTGGGGTTATCCCGATCAATTGATCGTGTTTTGTTGACCCAAGCTGCGCTGTCGCTGTAGCAAACCCGATCAATTTCATATGCAGCGCTGCTGCGAAGCAGCTGTGCCAGCTGTGCTTGGGTGTTTCCCGATCAATTATACGGGTTTTACCCAAGTTGCAGCGAACCCGATCCCGATCAATTTATGAAAAACGCCTGGAAAAAAGCTGCGGTAGTCCCGATTGTCCCGATGATAATCCCGATCAATTCCCGATCATGCCCCGATCTTCAGCCCGATCACTGGTGAAAAGTCTCTCAGCCCCCACTAGGTTTATGGGTAATAATGGGATATATTGGCTATCTTGTACTATTTCACCCAAAAAAAAGAGGGCTTATGCCCTCTTTAATGTTCTCGTTCATTCATAAACACTAGGCTTTTTTGCTTTTTAAATATGTTATGTTTTTTAGACCTTCACCGTTGGCATAAATCCATTTTGCATCATTATGAGATGAAGCCCTGATATATGCACCGTTACTTGTTCCTCGATAAGAGACCCAAAATAAAGGAAAGTTTTTGTAAATATAATCATATGTCATTTTTTAAACCTTCCTTTTCATCTAATTTATCTGCTAAAGACTGCAAGCCTGAATAATCTAATACTTTAACTGTTTCACCTTTAAGCTCTACAAGCCCGTCTTTTTCTAATTCTTTTAATGTTTCTATCATTTTAAGATAGATATAATCTGGTACTTGGTTTTTCATAATACTTTTACTCCGTATTTTAGTTGTTGATAGAATATCAATAGCAATCATTGCAAGTTATGTCAAACATTATTTTTGTTCGTGTTCAATTACATTATTCATTCTGTTTTCAGCCAGGCGTTTAAATTCGTCTAACTTCTTTAATATTTGTTCTTTTGTCTCTAAGCTTACTTCTTCTTTAATTATGTGTTGCTTGTTTATTAATAACCCCGATGCCTTTAATCGAAGTTCCTCTGCTCTCAACGCTTCATTATATTTACCTTCTTGCCACGCCTCATCTCTAATCTTTTTTAAATCCCGAATAGATTTATCTATAGACACTCCATATCTGGCTTGCGCCTCTAATCTCATCTCTCCTAGACGTTCTTGGACAATTGGATTACGAAGTAGCCTAACTGCAGCTACGGTTTCGTTTTTATATCCAGCCTCTCTTGCCGCTTGAGTTTGCGTCATATCCCGATGCAGATAGTTATTCAGAAAATCTTGTTGTTGTGGGCTAAGTCTTTTTAGTCCAGCGATTGAATCTTCTTTGCTTAAATTTTCTCCGACCTTTGGCATTTATTTTGCTCCGATTAATATTGCGTTATGGGGTATAGGTTATCAGTACCTATACCCCCCTATAAGGGGTAAGTGGTGGTAAGTTGGTAAGTACGAACAATTTCAATAACTTAATGTCGGTTGCTTCATATTTTACATTAAATTGAAGCCACTGGTAAGTAAGTTTATAAATCATTGTTTTAATTACCATTTTTACTTACCAGTAGTTTTACTTACCAGTGATAAGTTGGTAAGTGGTAAGTGAATTTTATATCCAAGATAAATTTGTACGATCAATTTTATCCCTCCTCCATATCATCCAACAGAACGCAATTTTACCTGACCCATACCACGCTTCTTCGTGATCACCTCGTATCATAGTCAGCCGTTCCGAGAAAACCAGAACCTCTGCTGGGGCGTGTACATCATAAATTGATCGCCTTCTAGTTTGCCCCTCCAGGTAAGCCAAGCGCAAAAGCATAGCAAAACCGATCAATTCTTCGTCC